CTTCAGAACAAGTTGAATCTCGCTTCAATGTGTGAGCCTTACATCGGTAAGTACTTCTCTGTTTATCAGATTCGTCATGACATTCTTGGTCAGACTGATGGGGAAATCAAAGAGACCGATAAGCAAATCTCTTATGAGCGTAACGTTGGAATCATTCCTGATCCCAATGCTCAGATGGCAGAAGAAGAGGCACCACCTGAAGAGGAAATGCCTCCAGAAGAACCATCAGCACTTGAAGGTGACATGGATCTCTCCGGTGATCCAGGCTCAAACATTATGGGTTTGTTAAAACAGCAAATGCCACAACAATAAATAATAAAAACAAACACCATTATTATGTCCAGAGTTTCAGAACTGATTGATTTGATTGTTCAAGGAAAGAATTCCGAAGCTTCCGAAGTTTTGAATTCCGAGCTTATGGCTCGTTCTTATGAAGGAATCAATGAAATCAAACCACAAGTGGCCGCGGATTACTTCGCTCCGGTTGTGAATTATGATGAGAATGGCGCGCCGCCATCATACGAACACCCCGAAGTAACCCAGGAGGAACCAGAAGATGAAACTGATTCGTGAGGAGGTTGAAGCAATTGAGGTTCTAACAGAATCTAACAGTAGCGGAAAGAAAACCTTCTACATTCAAGGTCCATTTCTACAAGGCGACATCAAGAATCGCAACGGAAGGATTTATGAATCCCACATTCTTGCTAAAGAAGTTAATCGTTATAACGAGAACTTTGTCAATAAGAACCGTGCGATGGGAGAACTTGGGCACCCTGATGGTCCCACAGTAAATCTCGATCGTGTGTCTCACAAGATTACTTCACTGAAGCAAGAAGGTTCTAACTTTATTGGTAAGGCCAAAATTCTTGAGACCCCAATGGGTCGAATTGCAGGAGCACTTTTAAATGACGGCGTTACACTGGGAGTTTCATCCCGAGGAATGGGTTCCGTCCAAAGCCGTAACGGTGCTAATTATGTTGGTGAAGATTTCATGTTGGCTACTGCTGCTGACATTGTTGCAGATCCCTCTGCTCCAGATGCTTTCGTTCAAGGCATTATGGAAGGAAAAGAATGGGTCTGGGCTAATGGACTTCTGAAAGAACAAGATGTGGCTGCTGTCAAAGAAGCCATTGACAACGCACCAGCTAATCAACTAAACGAGGCCATCCTCAAAGGATTTCACGATCTTTTGATGGATTGAGTTTTCCGTAAAGAAAACTCTTGTAATAATAATAACCTCTAAATAACTTTGACTAAATAATTGAAAAATTAGTTCTATTAAAAATGGCACAAGCTCAATCTAAAACCGCAGTCAATGCAAAGGCTGCCCCCGCTGATGGAAGACAAACTGTTCCTCCTTCAGTAGTTGCCGGACAAAGTGTTCAGCAAGATGGTGGTCCTACACCTCAAAATTACAAGGCTGACGATGATAGTGCGAAGCTTAATGCTAATGCACCTGGTCAGTCTAAGACAGCTGCAAATGACAAGGCATCTGAGGCATCCGGCATGAACGGACAGCCCACTGTAAGCCCTTCCGTAGTACCTGGTGGCGGTTCCGCCGATGGTACTAACTCTGGCCGTGGTGCCGGTGGTGATCCACAACCCAAAGTTGGCAAAGAAGCCAGCTATGAGCACGTGGAAATCGATCGTACTGCTGCTGGTCATCTTGAAGCTCTCGCAGAAGACCAAGGTGCTTCTGACGAATTCAAGATGAAGGCTAAGGTCATCTTTGAAGGTGCGCTTAACCAAAAGCTCCAACTGGAAGTAACCAGATTGGAAGAAGAGTTCTCTACCCGCTTTGAAGAAGAGATTACCGACATCGCTGAGAAAGTCGAAGCCTTCCTCAACTACACAGCAGGTCAGTGGCTCGAAGAGAACAAATTGGTTGTTGAGAACGGCATCCGTAACGAACTCTCTGAGTCGTTCATGGGTGGTCTCAAGAGCCTGTTCGAAGACCATTATGTTACACTTCCCGATGAGAAGTATGACATCTTTGAATCTATGGTCACCAAGCTTGATGACATGGAAGAAAAACTAAACGAGCAAATCGAAGCTAACGTTTCCCTTAACGCCACGATGGGTGGTTTCCAGAGAGAGTCGGTTCTTACCGATGTTTCCTGGGATCTCTCAGAAACAGCTAAAGAGAAACTTGCTGGCCTCGCTGAGTCCGTAGAGTTTGAAAGTGAAGCTACATTCCGCCAGAAACTCGGCATCCTAAAGGAATCATTCGTTGAAGGTTCTGTTTCTTCTGATTCACAACCACAAACACTAGAGGAGTCTGCTGAGGCTCTGCAACCAACAGCTGAAGAGAAAGCCGGTGGCAGCATGGCTGCTTACATGGCCGCTCTTTCCAGAACTGTTAACTGATTTTATAAACATCCCTATTAAAGGAAACAATGTCTACACAACATCTCCAAGAGAAGTGGGCACCGATCCTGGGTCATCAAGATCTTCCTGAGATCAAAGACTCATACCGTCGTAGTGTCACCGCTCAACTTCTTGAAAACCAAGAAGCTTTCCTCCGTGAGCAACAAGCTCTCGGTGGTCAAACCAACCTCCTGACAGAAGCCCCCACCAACGCTGTTGGTGCTAACGGTTACGAACAAGGCGCTTCTGCCTCAGGCCCTGTTGCTGGTTTCGACCCCGTACTGATCTCCTTGATCAGACGTGCAATGCCTAACCTGATGGCCTATGACATCTGTGGCGTTCAGCCAATGTCTGGTCCTACAGGACTTATCTTCTCGATGAGAAGTCTTTACGCAGCGAACGATGGTTCTGGTGGTAACACCCTCTCCAACGAAGCACTGTTTGACGAAGCCAACCCTGAGTTCTCCGCCGGACTTGGTGCTACTGCTGGATCCGATCAGGCTCCTTCAGAAACCAACCCTGGTCTTCTTAACGACGCCACTGGTGGTGGTGTTACTCCTGGTAATTACGATCCTGTTCTGGCTGCTATGGGCGGCATGGACAAAGGTGGTGGTTCAGGTCTGGAAGACGCTGGTTCTTCTGATGGAACTGCTTTCCGTCAGATGGGTTTCTCGATCGAAAAGAGCATCGTTGAAGCTCGTGGTCGTGCCCTGAAGGCTCAGTACAGTTTGGAACTGGCTCAAGACCTTCGCGCCATCCATGGTTTGGATGCCGAAGCTGAGTTGGCTAACATCCTCAGCTCTGAGATCCTGGCTGAAATCAACCGCGAAGTGATTCGTACCGTTTATCAGACCGCCGTCTCCGGTGCTCAGAACAACGTTGCTAACGCTGGCGTGTTTGACCTCGACGTTGACTCCAACGGTCGTTGGTCTGTTGAGAAGTTCAAAGGACTTCTTTTCCAAATCGAGAGAGATTGTAACGCAATCGCACAAAAGACTCGTAGAGGAAAGGGTAACCTGATCATCTGTTCTGCTGACGTGGCTTCTGCCCTCACCATGGCCGGTGTTCTTGATTACACCCCTGCTCTTAACGCTAACCTGAACGTCGACGACCAGGGTAACCTGTTCGCTGGTACGATCAACGGCAAGTTGAAAGTCTACATCGACCCTTACTCCGGTAACGTGTCCGACAGCCAGTACTACGTTGCTGGTTACAAAGGAACCAACGCCTATGACGCTGGTCTCTTCTACTGTCCTTACGTTCCTCTCCAGATGGTTCGTAGTGTTACGGCTGATACTTTCCAGCCTAACATTGGCTTCAAGACGCGTTACGGTATCACCGCTAACCCGTTTGCCCGTGGTTCAGGTGCAGCTAATAACGCACTTGCTTCGAACACGAACCAGTACTACAGACGTGTGAGAATCGAAAATCTTATGTGATCCATTTCACATAACTTCTCTGGGGACCTTCACGGGTCCCTTTTTTTATGCCATAATAACCTTATGAACGACCTACCGCCCCCTTTACCCTTCTGGTGCATCCGAAGCATCACTGAAGCGGAAACTCCTGGTAAATTTTTAGTAGACATGCCCTCTTTAAGATCTGACGATGGACCCCTCGAAGTCGACGAAAAAACAATCAACTCAATCACCTCAGGAAAGTGGGAAGTTGCAATGTGTCCTCCGGGCTGGCCTAACCCGCCTGAAACAGATAGTTAGTTCTCCTGTTACACACTTTAACGTTATAATAGTTGGAACGTTATCTTTCATTCAACTAGTTCACACTCACGCACATTATCAACTGGAGGTAGATGTTCATGGCAGATGTACACAACTCGAAAGAGAAAGACAAAGAAGCTTACAATCCTAACTGGAAGATGGAGTACATCCAACTAAAAGGATGGGACAACATGGATAATGGGCAGAAGTACCTTGCCACTCACGAATGTACTTCCAGTGCAATGGGTATGGGAATGGGAGGTATGCAAAGAGAACTAAAAAGAATGAAGGAGGAACTGGGCAATGATAACCCATTCAACATTCCTGAACGATAAATAAGATATATCGTCGCCGCAAGAGGGTGTTGGCAAAAACCAACAAACCCTCTTTTTTCTTATCCATGGAAGAAGAATTTATTCCATTCGATGCATCGTTTTCGATGGCAGATGTTTATATGTTATACCGATCCACTTGCTTTCACCTTGAGAAGTGGCCAGGTGGTAATCCAGAAGAGCAAGTGCATCTTGAATACCTTAAGACTTTTCTTTATAGAATTATCTTGGAAGCCAAGCTCCAGCAATAAATAACTAAAAATAAAAGAGAATGTCACAACCATCTTATAACACTTCTCTAACCCCTAAGGAATTTACTAGGGGGATTGAAAATAGAAACTTTCTGTCTCCTGTTGGATTCAAGTTGGCCATTGATAGACTTCGTGGTGTTGATTTCTATTGCCAATCTGCTTCTATTCCTGCAATAGCAATGGAGTCTGCTGACACAGGGACAAGATTTAATAAGATCCCACAACCTGGTGATGAACTTTATTATGAGGATTTAACAATTAAGTTCCTGATTGATGAGAACTTAAAGAATTATTATCAAGTTCATGATTGGATGAGGCAACTCTCAACTCCTTATTCAAGTAAAGAGTTCAAGTATCAAAGAGGGTCTTTGGCAAGTCAGAATCCACCGGACAATACTTCAGACTTAGAAGATAACCAATGGAGATCTGATTGTTCTTTGTTTATTCTTTCCAGTAATTATCAACCAGTTTCAGAGTTTATCTTTAAGGACGCTTGGCCTTCTGGACTCTCGACACTAACATTTGATTCTTCTGTGAATGAGATTAACTACTTTACAGCAGAGGTCACATTCAAGTATAATTACTTTGATTACTTCATCTATGAAGCGGCAGAAGCAACTGATGCTTCGATGAAACCAAATTATAGAAGATCAACCCTAGGTGTCAATATTTAAGTATGAGCAAATCCAATCGTTATGAAGACAGTGAATTCTTTTATGGTAACTTAGGAAACGATACTATCCCTGATGGGATCATAAAGAATATCTCAGAGGCAACACCCGAATATAAAGTTGGTTCTTATTATGGTTCAGAGAATGATAATGAAGAAGAAAAGAAAAAGATAAGAGATTGCACACTAAGTTGGTTAGAAGTTTCTGATCTCAACTATGTTGAAACTGGGTTGAGAAACATCATTGAGAATGTCAATAATCTGACATGGAAGTTTCCACTTAAACACGAATGGGAAACTGCGATTCAAGTAACCAGTTACTCTAAGGTGGGTCATCATTATGAATGGCACACTGATACTGGAAGAGGTGATGAAGATCCAGAACATAAGAGAATTATCTCTGTGGTTTATTCACTCTCTCACGATAAAGATTATGAGGGTGGTGAGTTTGTTTTAGAGAAGAGTGATCCTTTATGTGAAGTAACCTTTAAGTTTGATTATGGAGATTTTATTGTGTTCCCCTCTGACAAGTGGCATAAGGTTCAACCTTTGTTGAAAGGTGATAGAATGACGTTGGTAGGTTGGTATCGCTAATGGACCTCGATAAAATAAACGAGATGTGGAAAAAGGATAGTGTCATTGATGACATTATGTTAGACACTGCCTCTTATAAGATTCCACAACTTCACCAAAAGTATCTTACACTTCTAAGTGAGTTTACTTTACTTCAGAAGAAGAAACAACAGGACCTCAAAACACTTCAACACCATAAGTGGTTGTATTATTCTGGTAAGGCGTCTCCTGAGGTTTATGAAGATAAACCATTTCATTATAAAGTGATGAAAGGGGATGTAAATAACTGGGTAACAGTTGATGAAGATATCCAGAAGGTGGAAATGAAGTTGGAGTATTACAATGTTTTGTTACGGACATTGGAAGAAATACTTAAACAGATTCACCAGATGAGTTTCAACATCAAAAATATGATAAACTGGCGTTCATTCACAGGTGGAGTTTAATGGAGTACCCAGAAGCACCAGAAGGTAAATTTGATAAGTGGGGGTTTACAATTAAACCAACCATCAGTGATGAGGAATTGATTCTTATCTGTCTTAATAACGCACCAGAAGGAACAGACAAAAAACAAACACAAAGACTAATCAAATCCTATGAAAGTGTTCACACAAA